TATCAAACTGACAATGGAGTAATTCAAACCACAGCAACTCCAGAAGGAGATCAAAAAAAAAGAGATAGTAATATACAATATGGTTATTCAGTAGATAAAGATCAACAACCATATCTAGGACAACCTTTAATTTTTTATGCAGCCAAACCAATCGTTGCAGCAATTGGTGTCTTAGAGCTTGATGGACAAACTAATCAATCGGTTACTGCTCCATATATGCCATTAAATTCAAATGGTGTTTTTAATATATTTGGAACTTCATTATATCAAACTTTAAATTTTAACGAAGAGTATGATGAGTATTCAAGACAGGTAAATGAAAAGTCTTTATTTAAAACATATTACGAAGGTTATGTAAAAGATATGTTTGATGTTAGAAAAAGATTAACTACTGTAAGTGTTTATTTACCTTTAGAAATAACTATAAAATTAAATTTAGCAGACAAAATAATAGTATTTAATAACATATATAGAATAAATAAAATTGTTACAAATTTTGAAACTAATTTAAGTACAATTGAATTAAACAACATTTTTGAAGAAGTAACTTATAAAACTATTCTTGCAGTTGCTTTAGAAGGTTTTACAGTAGATAACATAGATATTTTTGCAAGTAATTTTGCTATAACAACTGATGGAGATACAGACAATCAAGCTCCAATTCCAGATATAACTACTGTGGTTCCTAATATAATACCAATTAATCTTCCTACACCTGTTTTTGATGCAACTCCTTTAATTGTTAAAGCACCAAAGATAAAAGAGTATCAGGTTACAGTTCCTACTTCTACTTCTGTATTTTTTAATTATGAAATAACTGATTTTGGATTAGTAGGTGCTACACCAAAAATAGATGAGTATGGATTCTTGTATTCAAGTACAAAAAATGACTTAGAAGATGCTGTATCAGGAATATTTGATATAGCTACTATAAGAGCCAAAGCAGGTGTTTTTGATGTGCCTTTTAAAACAACTCCTTTTTTTACTATTCCTAAAGTAGTTAATTATGAAAGAACAGGCTTAACAGACCCTGCTACACTTTTTTGGAGATTTTATGCTAGAACAAATATAGACCCTGCCAATGGAACAGCAGATTCAACTAGCACAGTACAAACTGCATCTACAGTAGCAGCACCAGTTAGTCAATTTAATAACGCTAATGGAGATAGAATTACTGGTTATGTTAATTTAGGTCCAACATTTAGAGATTACGCTACTGTTTTAGTTGATGTAACTGGTTCTAGAAGATATGCTCCATCTGATTTGGTTGGAGTAACTAATATTATAGAAATATCAGTTGGTCAATTTAACAATGCTTCAGAAGATACTGTTAAAAAAGTAGTAGAATGGTTTACTAGTCAATACGATCCTGTAAAAAATGCTTATTATCCTATTACTCATACTTGGAAATATGAAAATAGATTCGGAGATAGTTCAGGAATATTTGCTATGACTAGTGTTACAGGTGCACAAATAAAATACAGCAACGGAGAAGATCAGAAATTAAGAATTTATATAACAGGAGGAACAAGAGGAGGGACTCAAACTCAAGGTTCTATAAGTTGGTCTAATGCAACAGGAGGAGATTTAATAAGCACATCATAATGATAGAAAATATATTACAATTATTAGATATAGCAAAACAAAATAAGTTAAGTGGCGAATATGTTAAAATTGCTTTAGGTAAAAATAAATTCCCTGAAACAATAAAAGAAGGATATACAATGTTAAAGCAAGAGTTATGGCAGAAAAAATAATAGATATAAAATTAAATGCTAAAGAAGCAATCGCTCAAATTAAAACCTTGGACGATGAAATTTTAAGTCTTGAGGATAATGTAGCAGATGCAACTAGAGAAATGCTTAAAATGGAAAAGCAGTTAGTATCTATTCAAGGTACTGATACTAGGTCTAGACTTAAAAGAGACGCTTTAAATAAAAAAATAAAAGAAACTAAAAACTTTGTTAAGCAAGAAAATGTTGCATTAAAAGAAAGTAATAAACAAAAAACAAGAGCAAAGAAAGTAAATGCTGATTTTAATAAAAAATTAAAAGAACAAGCAACTGCTCATAATAAAGTATCCAAAGGATTAACTAAATCAATAGGAGGTACAACAGTATTAGATAGAGCAACAGGCGGATTGTTTAGCAAGTTTACAGGACTTACTCAAGGCTTAAGAGCTGCTACTGGTGGAATGAAGTTATTTAAAATAGCTTTAATTGGTACTGGAGTAGGTGCTTTAGTAGTGGCATTAGGTGCTTTATATGCTGCATTTACACAAAGTGAAGAAGGACAGAATAAATTAACTAAAGCACTTAATCAAGTAAAATCTGTTATAGCAAATGTAGTTGAATTATACAGTAAGTTAGGTGAGGGAATTTTTAACACTTATAAGCAAGTTGGTAGATTCTTAATTGGTAAAGGTAGTTTAAAAGAAATTGGAGAAGCTGCAGGAAATGCTTTTGATACAGTAGGAGAAAAGATAAGTAACTTTAGTACAGACATAAAAGAAGATATTAAAGCAGCAGGAGAGTTGTCAGATCAAATAGCAAAAGCAGATGCTATTGACAGAAAATTATTAGTTGAAAGACAAAAGGCTAATGTAAAGGTAAATGATTTAAGAACTAAAGCATATGATACTGAAAAATTTACTGCAAAAGAAAGAATAGCATTTTTAGAACAAGCTGTTAGTATAGAAGATAATATTACTAATAAAGAAATTGAAGCAGCTAGATTAAGGTTTGATGCTAAGAAAACAGAAAATGAAATGACTACTTTAGTCAGTAAAGAAGCAGCAGATGAACAAGCAAAACTTGAGGCTAAATTATCTGAATTACAAGCTAAAAAAATAAACAGACAAAGAGAAGTTGAGAATCAAAGGCAAATGCTTATAAGAAAGCAAAAAGCTGATGAGGAAAAAGCAAAACAAGATGCTCTTAAAATAGAAAATGAAAGGTTACAATCATTACAAGACATTAAAGATGAATATACTAACCTTGAAAAAGAAAAACAAGCACAAACAGAACTACAAAAAGTAGAGTTAGAAGAGTCGGCAAAACTAAAAGAGTTAGAAGATTTAAATGCTAGTGAAGAAGCAAAACAACAAATAAGAGATTATTATTTATCATTAAAAGATGAGGCTAGACAAACAGATGCTGAAAAAGAAATAGAAGCATTAAAAACAGTAGCAGAAACAGAGCAGCAAATAAGATTACAAAATATTAACAACATAGGACAAGGATTTGCTTTACTATCAAAATTAGCAGGTAAAAACAAAGCATTACAAGCAGTAGCGTTAATAGGGCAAAGTGCAGCAGGTATAGCAAGGACAGTTATAGAAACACAAACTTCAAACGCGGCAGCAATAGCACAAGGAGCAGCTTTGGCAATTCCAACAGCAGGGGCATCAGTAGCAACTGCAGCAGCTTTAGTTACATCTAATAACATTGCAGCAGGAATAGGAATAGCAACCAATATCGCAGCAACTGCAAAAGGACTTCAGGCATTAGGAGGAGGAGGAGGCGCACCAAAAGGAGGGAGTATATCAACACCAAGAGGAGAATCTAATATTCCTGAATTTAATGTAGTAGGAGCAGCACCTGAGAATCAACTTGCACAGGCAATAGGTCAAAATGATCAGCAACCAATAAAAGCATTTGTTGTAAGTAATGAAATAACAAACGCTCAAGCATTAGAACGTAATATAATAGAAGGAGCATCAATAGGATAAATTATGAAAATAGTAGAATTAATAATAGATGAATTAGATGAGTTTAATGGTGTAGAAGCTATTAGTATAGTCGAAAACCCTGCAATAGAAGAAGATTTTATTGCTCTTAAATCAAAACAAGAAATTAAGTTAGCAGAAGTTGACAATGAAAAGAAGATACTAATGGGTGCTTTATTGATACCTAACAAGCCTATATATAGAGTAAATGGCGAGGAAGAGTATTATATATATTTCAGTAGAGATACTGTATTAAAAGCCTCTCAAAAGTATCTTAAAAGTGGTAATCAAAAAAACAGCACTTTAGAACATCAAATGAATATACAAGGTTTAACTTTAGTGGAAAGTTGGATTAAAGAAGATAAAGTACACGATAAGTCAGTTAAATATGGAATGGATGTTCCAATAGGTACTTGGATGGGCACAGTTAAAGTAGATAATGATGAGGTTTGGAATGATTATGTTAAGACAGGTAAAGTAAAAGGTTTTAGCATTGAAGGTTATTTTGCAGACAAAGCTGAAGCACCTCAAGACAAAGGAATTAAAGACGAACTATCAAAACAAGAGGCACAAATTTTAATAGATAAATTAAAAGAACTTTTTAAGGATGACAAAGACCCTTGTTGGGATGGATATGAAATGATAGGTTATAAAATGCTTGATGGTAAAAAAGTGCCTAACTGTGTAAAAATTAAATAATGGGGCGCGATAAATACAACATACCTAAAAACAGTAAAGAAGCGTGTCTATGTAGAGATGGAAGTTACTCTAAAAAATGCTGTGGTAAAGACTATTATTCACAAGGCATAGGAAATGTAACTAGAACATTGTTTTTTCTTTACACAGAAGAAGGAGAAAAATTTATACAAGAAAATAATAGTAAATTATATCAATAATGGCAGATAAAAAAATAAGTGAATTAATTACAGTAGAAGCAATTAACTTAACAGGTACAGAAGTTTTACCAATAGTTCAAACAGGTTCTACAAAAAAAACATCTCTAGTAGACGTTAATAATTACATATCAAATCATTTAACACCCACTACCTTAACAGTAAGTGATGGAAATACTTATGATTTAGGTTCATCAATTTATGATGAGTCACAGTTAATAGTCCTTACTTGGAGTGGTGGTAATGGAACAGCAACTATAACTTTGCCTAATTTAACATTAAGTAAAAATTTAAATAGAACTAAAAGAATTATAACAGATTCTACTTTTACTAATTCTACTCACGCAAATTTAACTCCTTATTCAACTCAAAATTTAGATGGAGCAAATAGTGCCTTTGATTTAAATAGAGCTTTTGAAGGTATTCAAGTTTGGGCAAATGGAACTGAGTGGTTTATTATTCAGAAAAAATCATAGAAAATGCAAAATAATTAATACAGAACGTAATATTAATATGAAAAATCCAATAGAAATGTTAAAAGAAATAAAAAACCTATTGGGCGTAGAATTATCTGAGGAACTACAAAAAGAACCACAGGTAATCTTAGCACAATTAAAACTAGAAAACGGAACCATTTTAGAAGCAGATGATTTTATTGCAGGTAAGGAAGTATTTATTCTTACTGAAGATGAAAAAGTAGCTTTACCTAAAGGCGATTATATGCTTGAAGATGGTAGAACCTTAGAAATTATCGAAGAAGGAGTAATTAATACAGTTGAAGTAAAGGCTGAAGAAACTCCAGAAGAAGTTATTGAGGAAGAAGATCAATTAGATGAAACCCAATATCCTACAAGAGATGAGTTTGATGCTCTTAAGGAAATGGTTATGTCTATTAAAGAGGAGATGGGTGCTTATGGCGATAAAGACGATAAGAAAAAAGAGGACAAAAAAATGGAAGAAGAAGCAGAATTGAAAGAAGAACTTTCTAAACCTGCAGCTCAACCTATTAAGCACAATCCTGAAGCAAAAGCAACTAAAAAAGTACTTTACTCTCAAAAAAGAACAAATAATACTTTGGATATTGTAATGAATAAAATTTTAAATAAATAAAAATGTCAACAACAACAACAACTTCAAATGACGTACTAAGAGCGAGAGCAGAACAAACAACTATCTCTACTTCAGGAAGCGTCGATGCAAATCAGGCAGGTGGCGAATTTAATGTAGCTACTGATGCCCTAACTATAACTTTACCTACAATCGATGCGAATAACATCGGAATGGAACTTACTTTTAGAAACACTGGTGCAGATGGTAATAATATTATTACACTATCTCCTGGAGCAACTGATTCAGTAAATGGAACAGTAGCAGCAGTACAATCTGGTGGAGTAGCTAATAAAGATTGGATCAACACTAAAGCATCTGCTAATAAGGGAGACTGGTGTTCTCTTAAAGCAGTAGCACTTACTGAATGGTATATTACTGGCGGTGATGGTGTATGGGCAAGTGAAGCATAATAAATAACCTTATAATAAATATAAAATGGCAACAACTAATTCAATAACAACTACTTATGCAGGTGAGTTTGCAGGGGAATATATCTCAGCAGCACTTCTAAGTGGTAACACATTAGAAAATGGTGGAATAACCGTTAAACCTAATGTTAAATTCAAAGAGGTAATTAAAAAAATCTCTACTGACGACATCGTGAAAGATGCAACTTGCGACTTTGATCCGACATCAACTGTAACTTTAGCAGAGCGAATTCTTCAACCAACTGAACTACAAGTTAATTTACAATTATGTAAAAAAGACTTTCATTCTGATTGGGAAGCAGCAGCAATGGGTTACTCAGCATTTGACAATCTTCCTCCTAAATTTAGTGACTTTTTATTAGGTCACGTTTCAGCTAAAGTGGCTCAAAAAACTGAACAAACTATTTGGGCAGGTGCAGCAGCAACAGCAGGAGAGTTTGGTGGATTTACTGAATTACTTACAGCAGACGGAGACGTTACAGATGTAGCAGCAGTTGGTGGTGGAGTAACATCAGCAAATGTTATCGCTCAATTAGGAGCAATCGTAGATGCAGTACCTTCTACTCTTTATACTAATGAAGATTTACATATTTATGTTAGTCAGAATATAGCAAAGGCTTATGTTCGTGCTTTAGGTGGATTTTCAACTAATGTAGGAGCAGCAGGTATCAATAACGAAGGTACTCAATGGTCTTCAAACGGTTCAATGACATTTGATGGAATTAAACTATTTGTAGCTAATGGACTAGGAGCAAATACAGCAGTAGCAGCAGAGAAAAGTAACTTATTCTTCGGAACAGGTCTGATGAGTGACCAAAATGAAGTTAAAGTTATAGATATGGCTGACATCGATGGATCTCAGAACGTAAGAGTTGTAATGAGATATACAGCAGGTGTACAGTATGGAATTGGTAGTGATATCGTTTTATACTCTTAAAATTAATTAACCAATAAATTAGGGTAGGTAAGCCAATAAGTGCCTACCTGCCCTTTTTTTATATAAAACAATAGATATGGCTTGTGATTTAACTAAAGGGCGTAAAGAACCTTGTAAAGACGTGGTTGGTGGTTTAAGAGCTGTTTATTTTACTGACTTCGGAGATTTTGGAACAGTAACAGAGACAGCAGACGTAATCACTGATATGAGTGGTACTTTTACTGCTTTTAAGTATGATGTAAAAGGAAATAGTAGTTTTGAACAAACTATTACTTCTTCAAGAGAAAATGGAACAACTTTCTTTGAGCAAACATTAAATCTTACTCTACATAAATTGAGTAAAGAAGATAATGCTGAAATTAAGTTATTGGCTTTTGGAAGACCGCACGTAGCAGTTGAGGACTATAATGGAAATGTATTTGTTATGGGATTACAACACGGTGCAGATGTTTCAGGTGGTACAATCGTAACTGGAGCAGCAATGGGTGATTTAAGTGGATATACATTAACATTAACTGGACAGGAATTAAAACCTGCTAATTTTGTTGATGCACCAACCGCTGCTGATCCTTATGCAGGAATGGGTAGTGCAACTGTAACAGTAACAGTAGGTACTAATTCATAGTAAATTTTCATTTTAATAAATTAGGGGTAGCAGAAATGTTACCCTTTTTTTTTGCAATATTATTATTTACTTTCGTTATATGAATATGAAAGTTTTAACTACTAGTGCAACTGCACAAACCTTTAAAGTTATTCCTAGAGAATATGTAACAAGTGCTACAATGTTGGTTAGAGATGATTCTACTAATGTTACCACTACTTACACAGGTTTAACTCCTAGTATAAGCGTAAATCATTTACAAGTATCAAACACTTTTAGTCCTGTTTTAGTAGAAGGGAGACATTATGATTTAACTATTAAAAAAACAGATGGTACTATTATTTACAAAGACAAAGCATTTTGTACTGATCAAGCAATAGACCAAACACAAGATCAAGAATATACAGTTAATAGTGGAGAGTATAAATCAGATACTTCTTTTGATAATGACTTTATTATAATATGAAAAAATTAGGAATAGTAAACCTTAGTAATTACACTTCGCCTGAAATTAAAGAAGTAAGAAACAAAGATTGGGTATCTTATGGAACTGATAACGGATACTATCAGTATTTAATTGACAGGTACAATGGAAGTCCTACCAATAATGCAATAGTTAATGGCTTATCAGAAATGATTTTTGGTAAAGGATTAAATGCTACTGATTCAAATAGAAAGCCTGAAGAATATGCTCAGATGGTTTCTTTATTTAAAAAAAACACAGTAAGAAAGTTTTGCTATGATTTAAAACTAATGGGTCAATGTGCGATACAAGTAATTTATTCTAAAGACAGAACTAAAATTGCTCAAGTAGAACATTTGCCTATTGAAACAATTAGAGCAGAAAAAGTAAATGAAGTTAGTGGAGAGGTAGAGGGTTTTTATTATCACTCAGATTGGTTAGATATAAAACCTAGTGATCAACCTCAACGCATACCAGCTTTTGGAACTTCTAATCAACCAATAGAAATACTTTGTGTTAAGCCTTATAGAGCAGGATTTTATTACTACTCTCCTGTGGATTATCAGGGAGGTTTGCAATACGCTGAATTAGAAGAAGAAATAGCAAATTATCATCTTAATAATATTAAAAATGGTTTAGCTCCTTCAATGTTAATTAATTTTAACAATGGAATACCTAATGAAGAAGAAAGAGAATTAATTGAAAGAAGAATCTACGATAAGTTTTCAGGTAGTTCAGCAGCAGGTAAATTTATACTTTCTTTTAATGATAATGCAGAGTCTGGTGCAAATTTAGAGCCTGTACAGTTAAGTGATGCACACAACCAATATCAATTCCTTTCTGACGAATCATCTAAAAAAATACTAGTAAGTCACAGAATAGTATCTCCTATGTTATTTGGTATTAAAGATAATACAGGACTTGGAAACAATGCTGAAGAATTAAAAACTGCTTCTATATTAAATAACAATGTAGTTATTAAGCCTTTTCAAGAATTACTTATAGATACTTTTGATCAAATATTAGCTTTTAATGGAATAAGTTTAAATTTATATTTTGAAACATTACAGCCTTTAGAATTTAATGAAGATATATTAGAAGATACTATTGTAACTGATGAAACAGTAGAAGAAGAAACAGGAGTTGAAATGTCTAAACACTTTTTTAATAGTGATAAAGTATTTGATGCTTTAACTGAACTAGGAGAAGATGAAGATTTTGAGAATTGGGTATTAGTAGATGAACGTAAAGTTAATTATGAACAAGAAGAAAGTTTAGATAAAATGATAGGTTTAGCCGAAACAGGTATTGCTAGACCTAATTCTAAAAGTGAACAAGATACTACTATAAAAAATATGAATTTTAAAGTGCGTTATCAATATGCACCATTATTATCTGATAATGAAAGTAGAGATTTTTGCTCTAAAATGGTAAAAGCTAAAAAACTTTATAGAAAAGAAGATATTATTAAGATGGGAGAAATGCCAGTAAATGAGGGTTGGGGTCCTGAAGGAGCAGACACTTATGATATTTGGCTCTACAAAGGAGGCGGATCGTGTAGGCATTACTGGATGAGAAAAACTTATATGGCAATAGATGTTTCTCCTGACGTTAAAAATCCTCAAAGTGAGATAAGTGTTAATGAAGCTAAAAAGAAGGGCTTAAAACCACCTAAAAACGCTTCTGAGGTAGCAAAACTACCAAGAGAGATTGGTGGAGATAAAAGAGGTTTTTTAGAACCTAAAAATTGGACTACAAAAGTAGATAAAGGATTTAAGGAAAAAGAATAATGGCAACAGCACTTTTTATATCTCGGACAGACCTAGTTAAAAATACTATACTAGATGGAAATGTGGATACAGATAAGTTTATACAATTTATTAAGATCGCACAAGAAATACATATTAAAAACTATATAGGAACAGATTTATATAATAAGATTAGTAATGATATTTTAGCAGACCCTAGTACATTGACAGGAGCATATTTGACGTTAGTAAACACATATTTACAACCAATGCTTATTCATTTTGCTATGACTGACTATCTTCCTTTTGCTGCTTATCAAGTAAAAAATGGCGGTGTATTTAAACATATAAGTGAAAATGCTGAAAGTGTAAGTAAAAATGAGGTTGATTATTTAGTAGGCAAAGAAAGAAAATTTGCAGAATATTACACAAGAAGGATGATAGATTACGTTACTTATAATATAAGCTCTTTTCCTGAGTATAACACAAATAATAATGAAGATGTTACTCCTAGTAAAGACAGTTTATTTAATGGATGGGTACTTTGAGAAAAAAATATAAACCTAAAGAAAAAAATATCCTTAAGTTAAAAAGGTATTTAAATAAAGTAGAAAAACAAAATAACAATGGCATTCGGTTCGATATATCCAGTAAGTTGGTTCGGTAATGTAAATGAAGCAAATGGATGGGGAATAATTTACCCTTTTGATTCAGATGGTTCTTATTTCAGAGCAGACACTACTTTAATTTTAGCAGATACTACACAATATACAGCAGATAAAACAGAATTTTAAAATATAAGAAATGGCAAAACAGGTAATTAATATTGGAACGACTGCAAATGATGGTACAGGAGATCCGCTAAGAAGTGCTTTTGATAAAGTAAACGACAACTTTACAGAGTTGTACACAGATGATACAGGTGATGTAGATTCTATTATAGCAGGAACAGGAATAGCAGTAGATGCAGCAACTGGAAATGTTACAGTAACAAACTCAGCACCT